AACTTAACATCCGACCCAATCTCAGATTTATCAGGGTTGATGACCATTCCTAGTGCCGCAGCAAAGTTCTTCCATTCGTCAAGCATCCTACGGATCTTACGATCCGTGTAGGGTAAAGCGAAGAGACTATCATCTCCCACAGTGTGAAGTTGACGCGCCTCACCCTTGGTCATGGCATAGATCAGAACCCAGTTCACAATCGAACCTATGAGCGCTGTGAACCTAGATCCCGATGGTATGCCTGTCCTCTTGACAAATGTCCTACCGTCTGGCATCATTATCGGCGTGAAGATGAAGTAGTGTTCTATCATTTCAAGCACTCCTTCAAATTCAGCTCCATACGCCTTCTTTATGATGCCAAACGCAAAACGGATTAGGAACCTGGGAACGGTTGAGTCAAACCGCGACCAGTCTAGTCCAACTGGTGTTCCACTCCGTTTCACGTGATCCAGCGCCATTGATATCCAACGTTTAGTTCGTGGAAGTATTGGCGCGTTGCGGGAAAGAAGTACCTCCTGATAAGGTTCAGCGAAACTACCCTCTATTAAATTAATTTCAAATGGGTAGCCCCAAACTAACCTTACCTTCGGACTGCCACGCCTTGCCAATTGTGTCCGCAGATAGGCCAAACAGGGTGCCAACTGGCAGTAGGGTTGCTTACGCCGCATTGCTCTACGAAAGATCATCTCCGCACGAGCAAGACCCTCAGCGTAGACGTTGAAATCAGTTCTCTTGCCGGGTCGGCCATACAACCGCCATGAGGCGCCTGGCGAAGAGGGCTCCACCGTCACTTCATTGAGTGGTTTAGGCTTCAGTCCCCTGACCCCAAACACCTTATAGGCTGCGTTCATGGCCTCCTGCAATCGACGTTTCACGTCATCACTTAGGCTGGACCAGGCCACATCAGAATGGTCATACTTCATCAGGCTCTCATACAACAAGCCTAATGTAGCACCTGACCTAGTGTAATGCCTAGCTAAGTCCCTCACCTCCTTACCAAATACTTGCTCCACTAGTTCCATCGCCTCGCGGTCTATGGCGTGGCCTTCCCTAATTACTGCCAGCATTGGCTTAAGTGGTTGATCAGACTCGATCACCGCTTCTGACAACCCGTT